CGCAAGACTCATGAGAATATTGCGCTGGTACTGGTCCTTGATGCCCATTTCGTCAAGAACAGCAATCATGCTCTTGCCGTTGGCTTCACATTCGCTCAATCCGCCAATGAATGCATACATTGCAGCACCTGCGTCATCCTGAAACGCTCGCCTGAACTCTTCACCAGTCATTCCAGCGACTGCTGCGTACTGTTCAAGCTTTGAGCTTCCGGTTTCAACCGCAAGCTGCATGTTACTCATAATCTTGGAGAATGCAGTGCCGCCAGCAGCAGCATCAATGCCCATGGACGAGATAGCTGCAGAGAATGCAAGCATCTGGTCTGTGGACATACCGACGTTTGTGGCGGTAGATGCAATACGCATCGCGAACTCCATGACGCCGGATTCAGTTGTAGCAAAGTTGTTACCAAGAGCAACGATTGCGCTACCAAGCCTATCAAAGTCGCTCTGATCCATGCCGGTAATGTTCGCGAACTGAGCGAACATTGTTGCAGCTTCTTCGGTGGTCAGATTGGTCGCGACACCCATTGCGGCAATCGTTTCGGTGAACTCGCTGAGGGCGGTTACGCTGATACCGAGCTGTCCGCCAAGCTCCATGATTCCAGCAAGAGCTTCGGTTGTCTGAGGAGCAGTCAAGGACATTTCCTTCAGAGAGTTGGACAGATCGTCAAACGTCATACCAGCAGCAGCAAGAGCTTCAGCATCAGTAGTCTTGATTACGCCAGCAAACGCAGACTCATAATCAATTGCCGACTGAATGAAGTCTTTCGCCGCTTTAACGATTGGGGTCGTTACAGCGAGTGTAAGAGAAGCACCGGTAACAGCAAGGCTCTTGGCAACATCGTTACACTTCTTTTCAATGGCGCTTAACGCACCATCGATGCCGGAAGAGTCAATGCCAAACGAGGCATAAAGCTCGCCGACTTTAAGCGCCATGTGATCGCCTCCAGTCCGTTAGACAGAAACAAGGGACGAGAAGAAGGCATTTGCTGCTTGCTCGTCCGTTTGATTGTCTGTCTCGTTTGATTTGTCATTTTCAGCGCGAATCCTTACGGCAACCGCACCGTTGGGGGAAAGGTTGTTGAGCAGGACAAGGAAGCGTCGCCAACTCATTGAGTCAATTTGCTCCATAAGTACGATGCGGTAGTCTCGCATGAAGTCAGCTTCTACCGCATCCCAGATGTGGAGCATATTTACTTTTTTGAGCGCTTACCTTCGCCGGTCTGCTTGCGGCTGTCCTCGTCAGAGATTTCTTCAACTTCATCGTCGTCATCGTCGTCCTTGCCATTGATCTTCTCGAAGAGCATCTGGACGAGAGTGGCCATGTCATTGGAACTCATGCCTTTGCTGCACATCTTATTGACGGCATCTACGCCGAGCATGGCATCAGCGGCCTTGAAGGTCATGCGGCTTGCCATCTGCGGATCGTTGGTGCTTTCAGCACGAGCCATCATGACAGGCACGATAGCAGGGATTTCCATGGGGACTTCATATTCATCACCGAATACAGTGACGGTAATGGTTTCTTTGGACTTTTCAGCAATGAACTGATCGAAATTGAGAACCTTGCTCATAATCTATTTCCTCCTTGTCATCTAAAAGGGGGAGGCGCACATGGCGTCCTCCCCGGTGTGGTGGTTATTGGATTAGGACGCCGCGCTGACGGTCACGGTCAGAGTGGCGTCTTTGGCGCCGCTGGCCGTAGTCACCTTGATGGTGGCGGTACCAGCGGATACAGGGGTAACGGTGAAGCCTTCGTCGGTGACGTTGCCAACGGTGCAAACACTGCGCTTGCTGTTGGTGACACGGAAGCGGCGGTTCGAAGCAGTGTCAGGAGTAAAGGCTACACTGACAATCTTAGGAGCGTCGCCAACGGTCAGTTCCAGTTCAGTCGCAGCAGCAGCATCGACCTTAAAAGCAACGCTCTGGACATGAACATACGGAAGGACTTCGATTTCGCCGACCTGTTCGAGATCCCAAGAAAGAGTCTCGCCGGAATCATCAGCAGATTCCTCGCGGCTGGTAACGATATAGTCGCCAACCCAAGCGTGACCGTAGGGGTCTACGAACTTCAAGGTAGCGTCGGCATCACAGCCAGCGGCTTCAGCATAGGAATTGAGCATTTCCTGACCGGCGTCATTCTCGCCGGTAGCCTCGACGACAACCTTCTTGCCTTCGAGAGAAATGCTGCCGCTGCGCTTGGTAACATAGGGTTCGGCCCACACATCGGTGTCGGCGGAGCCGTCTTCGGTTTCGCTGTCAATGCCGCGATTCAGGCTGTTCAGGCCAAAGATGCGGACGTATTCCTGAGTGGCAACATCGAGAATGTATACCAGCCAGTTCTTGATATTGACAGGGCAACCATTCTTACGACCTTTCATGGTTGTACCTCCATTCTGCCGAAGAAACTGCTTCGGCTCAGTAATTACAGTAACGGACGAGGTAGTTACTGGAGTACAGATCACGTTTTCTGCCATCTGCGCCCAAGCCACACGAAACGTTGAGCGGTGTGATAGATGCGTGAGCGCCGTCACCAGCGAGGTAGCCATCGAAATCGACAAGCTCTTCAGCGATTTGCTGCGAAAGCTCATATGCGTCTTTCGTGTTCTTAGCTCTTACGATGACCTGTATTCTGGCGCCGTCCGTGGAGCCGCCGAACGCACTGTTGGACGAGAATACACAGATGCACTTATCAGGTAGATCGGGCATTGTACCCCAGAAGATATCGCCTTCAGTTTCTTCATCAGAAACGGTTCCGAAACCGAGAAACTCAATGTGTCTTGCGAATTGTTCAATGAGATTCACGGGCATCACTCCATTTCTGCGCTAAACGCTTGCTGGGATAGCTGGATCATTTCGTTCTGCACGCCAGCATCAAAAGCGGGGTCTTCGAGGTATTTCGCCTTACGTCCACGCTGATGGTGGAAGTGCGTATTCTCATGCTGAATGACAGCATAAGGGGTATCATAGCTGACAGTTCCCTGACTGCCGTCGTCATTGACATCAACAGCGCAGGAGTTCTTGAGGGGTCCTTGATCGAGAGGAACCTGATCCTTGCTCACGGACGCAAGGTGATCGAGTGCCATCCACGTAGCCTGTTTGCTTCCAGACTTTGTGACCTGTTTCACGAGCTTTTTGTCGAGCTTGACCTTGAGCTTTATACTCATTCGAGCATCACCTCAAGATGGTCATCTTTGAATCCGGCTGCAATGCGGCAGTCCACGACGATGAACTCCCTGCCATGATATTCGACAACACTTCTGAGGGGAATCGGCTTGCCAACACAGAACATTTTCATTCCGTGCGGAGCTTCATCAATTACGCCATCAGCGGTGCTCTTCGGTGTCTTCAAGAGCTTACCGCGCTGAAGTCTGCACTTCATGGTTTTCGTCTTGCCGTACACAGGCATGCCGCCGCCCATTCGAACGAATGGCTTCAGCTTTACCTCGTGTGTGAAGAATGCTTCGATGAAGGGCATCAGTACAACCCTCCCAGCATTCCTTTGTACAGAAGGCCAGCATTGAGCAAAACGCTGTAAGCATGCGGACAAATGGTCTTTCTCGTAAGAGCACCAGACGCTGCATCTTCAGAAAATGACATGCTGAAGTCGCCAATAGTGAACGATTCAGTTCCTTGAGGCAATGCATCAGTACCGATATGAGAGATCATTGTCTTTTCGTGAGCGATCTGGTACTCGATAGCTTTTTCAACAGCTTTATGCTCATCTTCCGTTCGCGGTGTGTTCGGAATAATGAACGCAAGGATCATTTCGCGCATCATTGAGACCTCTTCAGGTGAAGGAGCCTTTACCGCGATGTGGTTATCAATCAACTCGCATCACTCTCCATCAGGATAGCAGGGCGGAGTTTTTCATCCGCCCTGCATTTGGATTAGTCGTCGGCCTTGGGGGTTTCGCGCAGAACAGCGAAGGGGTAGTAGTCAACACCGGAGATGGCGCTGACGGGCTTGGGCAGCGCCCAGCCGATACGCATCACAGCACGGAGGGCAACGCAGTCGTTCTCCATCAGGGAGAGCGCAACCTTGCCTT